GTGGCGGCGGCGGTGGCGCAGCCCTGCCGCCAACCGGGCGCACCATGCTGGCCAATCTCACGTCTTCGCTGATCCTGGACGAAGGCACAGGTGGCCCTACATGGTCCCGCGCTACGAAAGCCTGGGGATTCAACGAACTCGGGTATCTGGTGGAACTGGCGTCGGGATGCGCGTTCTTCGGTGGGGCGAGGCTGGTGCGGAATAGAGTGGTTACTAAAAGCGAAGATTTCTCTAATGCTGCTTGGGGCAAAACAAACATTACTACGGCATCTGTAGTAGATGTCCCAGCTAAGTATACGACTGCATTTTCTTTGATTCCGACAGCCGTACCTGGCCAACACTATATCTCAAATACCGCAGGTACGCCGGTTTCGACTACTGGGACTGCCTACATAGTATCTGTTATTGCTAAAGCCTTCGGATACTCACATCTATTCTTTTTTACATCCAATGCGGCTGTGTACTTTGACCTCTCTGCCGGAACTGTTGGAAGTGCGACCGGAAGCAGTGTCGGGAGTACCAGCATTATCAGTCTCGGGAATGGGTGGTATGAATGTCGTATTAGATGTATTAACTTGACTGGGACAAACTTTGAGATTCACTCGACGCCGAGCAATGGAGTTTTTAACTATCTGGGTGACGGCGTATCTGGAGCCAAGATATCAGCAGTTTCGTTCGTTGATGTCACCAACTACGACGCCTCCTACGTTCCAGAGTATGTCTCAGTCGGCGTACTCTCCGCACCATTCCACGGCGCAGGTATCGACGGTGCTAAGTACTTCGAGACCGACTGGCAAGGCGCGCCTATTCCAGCGGCGAATCTTCTTGGGTTCAGGGAAGAATCAGCGGCAACGAATAATCTGCTGCACTCCAGAGATCTGAGCAATGCAGCGTGGTCGACCAAGACGAATATTACTGCGGCTAAGACAGCAACCGGCCTAGACGGCATCGCCAACACAGCAACAACTCTAACAGCCACCGCAGCAGACGCCATCATCCTGCAGCCGATCACACTGGCTTCTGCAGCACGTTGTGCCTCGGCTTATGTCAAGCGCAGGACTGGAACCGGGACTATTTCCTTTACTCAGGATGGAGGAGGTTCCTGGACAGACATTACGTCTCAGATCAACAGCAGCACGTGGTCGAGAGTACAGATCACTGCAACACTGGCTAACCCATCGGTTGGTTTCAAGATCAGCACGAGCGGCGATGCGATAGACGTGGACTGCGTGCAGAATGAGGCGGGTTCGGTAGCTACGAGTCCGATTGTTACGACGACTGCGACGATTACAAGGAATGCGGATTCGCTGACGTTCCAGACGGCTAGTAACATTGATTTTGCTGTGGGGACTCTTTATTGTGAAACACAGATTGCCTCCTCTTTGACGTCTCGAAGGGCGGTACTCGTTGGTTCAGATGGGTTTTCATACATCAACACCGGAGACGCCAATACCGTATGGAAAGCATATGATGGAACGAACATAGTAATAAAAAGCGGGCTATCTGATATTTCCACAGGAAAAAGAAAACGCGCCATTGCTTGGGGAACAGGGCTAAAAGTGACGGGTGATGGTCTATCCCCTGCGTCTGGCTCATTTGACGGATCTTTTGGGTCTGGTGCTACAATTATAATCGGGCAGTCCATCAACGGCTACGTCGGCCCCGTCGCCATCTACAACTACCAGATGACCGACGCAGAACTACAGGCGATTACAGCATGAGCAATATCCTAGCCACACTGCATCCCTATTCTAATATTCCTCCCGGCTCTGTCTATCGCGGAAACGGCAAGTTCGATATTCTTGAGCCAGCGCCTTTTACTCTTGTTAATGTAAAGCGCAAGGATGTCAATAACGCTGGCACAGCTACTTTCACTGCTCCCGGCGAGACAATAAAGACTCGACTGGAGTTGCGGAAGCTCGCACTGGCTGAGCATAAAGCGCAGAAGCTCAAGGCTATCGCACTACGACGAGAAGAGGTAATTGCCGCACGTTACCTTGATCTGACTACGAGAATCGCAGCGCTTAACGTGTCGATAGCTGGCACTCAGCAGAACATCGATACTCTGAATGCTCAGATTACGACCATTACTGCGGACCTCACAGCCTCTAATGCTCTACTGGCTACCAGGGCAACCGCTCTTGCTACTGCGCAAGCAAGTCTGGCAGCAGCTACTACACCAGAGCAGGTGGCTACTAGGACTGCAACTCTTGCCACAAGACAGACGCAGTACGACACGGCACTGGCTGCACGCGAGGCTGACCAAACAAGGCTGACCACTCGCCAAGGCAATCTGGCGAAGAATGAATCTACTCTTGCGACTCGTACTGCGCAACTGGCAACGCTGCAATCCACGTTCGACATCTTCAAGCTGAAAAGAGGCATCGCATGATTCGCGTGATTTATCAGCCAGCGGTCGATGAGCTTATCCCCGACATCGTGACGTACTACCGGCTGCCCGTGTCCGGGCTCGACGTGCTTGACGTGCTCGTACCAGACGACTGGGACACTGACGGAACGGTGTTGTACTCGTCGGACAACTTCGACGAAGACGGGGACCCGATCCTGCCCGCAGAACCATTCATCCACCACTACGCCGGATGGGAAGTTTGATGGCCACTGATCTTCCAAAGATTTCACTGCAGGATACCTATGAGCACTAAAGAAGAACGCTGCTGGGCCGGATCAGAAGCCAGCTATGAAACAGCGATGGAAGCCGAGATCAAGATCGCAGCCGGAGGCTTTGACAAGGAAGACGAGTGTGAGTCTCCACGCCTTCTGGCCGTGAGTGATGGCCTGGCTACCATCACGATCAAAGGGCCACTGGTCAACAGCGACAGCCCTTACCTGAAGTACTTCGGGGTAACCGGTTACCCGGAGATCAGGGACGCGGTCCTGGCTGCCGTCAGTGACCCGGAGGTGAAGCAGATCCTGCTCGATGTCGATTCAGGTGGTGGCGCGGTCTCTGGCTGTGCCGATACCGGTGCGCTGATCAGGGCGGCACACAAGGTCAAGCCGATCACCACCTATGGTGAGACGATGGCCAGCGCTGCTTATTGGCTGGGTTGTTCCGCTGGCCGGGTCTATTCCGGCAAGGCAGCGCTCGTCGGCAGTATTGGTGTCAAGGCCACGTTCAAGGAGTACTCCAAGGCCAACGAAATGGCAGGGGTCACGGTAACGGTTATCCGTGCGGGCAAGTACAAGGCCCTGGCCGACTCCAACGAGCCACTGACAAAGGCCGGCGAAGCCCAGATTCAGGCCATGGTTGACGCCTCCTACGGAGTCTTTGTCGATCACGTGGCAGAGATGCGCGGCCGGACCTATGAGTACACCGACAAGACGATGGCTGACGGGCAGGAATTCATCGGCCAGGCAGCGGTAGATGTGGGCCTTACCGATGGCATTACCACGTTCGACGCCGTGGTTGGAGGCCTGAAGAAGAAAATCCTTGCGTCATTGTCAAAACCTATGGATAATACTGGTACCAATAGGTTCAAGCTATCTGGCGACCTAGCGCCCACAACTCCCGAGGATTCCACCATGGCCAAAAAGGCTTTGACCGAAGCAGACATCGCAGCTCTGGCCGCAGGAGCGGCTATTGAAGCCGTGGTGGAGGCAGTTATCGAGCAAGCAGATACAACCGAAACCGTGACAGCCGAGGTTCCCAATGGCGTGCAAGAAGAAGCGGCCACCGAAGAGGTAGTCGAAAAAGTTGCCACAAGCGACCCAACTGTTCAGTATCTGCAATCGCAGATCAAGGACAAGGACAGCGAACTTCTGCAGGCTGGCATCAAGCTGGCCAAGGTCGAGGAGCAGCTCGCCGAACTGAAGGCGACCGTAGATCCTTTGCTGAGCATCGCCGTCAAGTCCGTCACCAATATGGCGGTGGCCCTCAAGTCGGCCCCGGTCGCAACCCTCAGCACGCCAGCAGCGCAGGTCCTTGCCGAGCATGCCCGGTTGTCCGACCTGTTCCAGAAACAGTTTCCCATTGGCGGCGTTGCAGCGGTTTCCGCAAGCAACGAGCCCAAGAAAAGCGCGGCGTATGTCATGACCAACGTGACCCAAGCCCAACTCAACGCAGTACGTGGTTCCAAATAAGGGTATATCAACATGGCAAAGTTTCTCATTACGCCGACAACTCAGTCTGAGCGGATCATCACGGCTCGCGTTGGTGCCAACGCGGCCAACACCCGTTTTACCGACGTGGACGTTGGCAAGGGCGTCAAACTGACCGGCGACTCACAATACAACCTGCTCTCGGCGGCTGACCCGATCGAAGGCATCTGCACCAGCGTCGAGACCGGCGTCTATGACGGTTACGTCCTCGGCGGCGTCCAGACCAAGGGCTATGTGGACGCCACGGCTTATGGCCTGCAAGCGACTCCCGGCGTTGGCGTGATCGCCATCGGCGAATACGTCTATGCGGCTGCCCCGGCTGCCGTCCAGGTCGCCGAAACGCTGAGCACCACCATCCGTGTCGTCAGCGCCACCAACCAGGCGACCGCGAAGGCTCTGCCCTTCCTGGCCCGCGTCGTGTCCCTCGGCCCGGTCGGTACCGGTGCTGTCGGTACTGCCATCGTCATCGAACTGCTCTAAGGAGAGCCAGCATGGAATTCAAAGCAACACTTCAAGATGGCACCGGCCAGCACGAGATTACCCTGGACATGGGCCTGTACAAGTCCGAGCAGGGCTTTGTCGGCGCTCTCAATAGCCAGTTCCCCACGCCCCAGGGCATGCCCACGGCGAGCGAGCAGCTCTTTGCCCAGTGTGGCCTGTACCGCACGGCTGATCTGAAGTCTGGCATCAAGCCGGCCAAGATTCGTGACATCCTCGATGGCGGTGGCCTGTCGGCGGCTGGTACCGCGCCCGGCAGCACTGGCATCTCCCGCTTTGTCGCCCCCGCCGCCATCCTGGCCGGCGTGCAGAACGACATCTACGAGGACCGTTCGGGTGTCCTGGCCCAGTTCATGAACCTGGTCGCGTTCACGCAGTCGGTTGCTGGCAACCGATATGAGAAGCCGGTCTTCAACTATGACCCGGCCCGCAACAGTCGTTCCAAGCCTGTCGCCCAGTTGGCTGAACCGACCTCCATCGGCATGCTGACGGTTGGCGAACAGTCCGGTACGATCCCGATCTTCGCGTCGGGTCTGGAAATCAGTGACCAAGCCATGGACTATTTCGGCTTCGCTGAAGTCCAGAAGTGCATGTCGATCATGGCTACCTACGACATCGCCGAGCGTGCTGATGGTTGGCTGCTCTCGATGATGGCCGGCGACGCCGACCACGGTATGGCTGCCCTGTCTGGTGATCAGGTCGAGAAGGCGGTCACGATCGACAGCTCCATCGCGGCTGCCGGCGTCCTGACGCAGAAGGCCTGGATCAAGTGGATTGCCAAGCACAGCAAGCGTGCCCCGATCACCCACGTGATCACGGACATCGACGGTGCCCTGGCCATCCAGAACCGTACCGGTCGCCCGACTGCCAATACGGACAACCAGACCAGCCAGCGTATGGACACCATCGAAGTCGTGATGGACCCGCTGTGGCCGTCCAACCTGCCGATCTACATCGTGACCGATGCGAACTGGCCGGCGAATACGATCCTGGGCATCTCGAAGCCGAACGCCATCGTTCTGCACGAGTCGAGCACAGCAAACTATTCGTCCGTTGAGCAGTTCGTTACCCGTCGGTCGACAAAGTTCAGGATAGATTATGGAGCTGTCGCCGCACGATTCTACACCCGTGCGTTCCATAGACTGAACCTTGTCCTGTAAATAATACAGGCTCCCTACAAGCCCGGCCATGTGCCGGGCTTTATTTGTGCCTACCCAAACATCTTTAGGTGTTTTGTCTCTAGCATTTTCTCAACCATAGCCTTCTTCTGCTCCTCAGTCATTTTGCTGCGTATCAGCTTAGCTCGATCTGACCTTCTAATCCTCTCAGCATCAGACAAGTTTAACTTCTTTCCCTTTTTCATGTTACTGAGCAGGGCCTTTGTTTCATCTGTATGTGTAGTGCCTAATTTATTAGCTCTCATCTTCTCCCTAGTCTCCTCAGAAACTACCCGCCCAATACCAGCAGCCGATACTTTTGCTCGTGTTTCTTCTGAGTGCTTCCTTCCAGTATTGGCCATACGCGCTGCCTCGATTACCTTGGCTGCACTTTCTGGGTTGTCCCACGGGCCACGCTTTCCTTTGAGAGCCTCACTACACTTGCGCTTATGGTCCTCAGATAAGACCTTTCCAGTGTGTAGTTTCCTAAAAGCCTCACCAACTTCTGGTCTCTTGGTCCCGTACATTGGGTTTCCCTCTCCAGCATTTTTGGCCCTTAACTTAGCCCTAGTCTCCTCCGTAGCCACGTACCCTCTAGTACTGCCAGCCTCAGCACAGATGTTGTAGTCACCCATGACGTCAATCCACACCTGCTCTACTACCAGTAGTTGGTCAATGTCAAAGACCTCCTCACAGATACCCCAAGCAAACTTGTCTTGTCCGTGTTTGTTGTAGGACCTCTGCATGTGGATGTTTGTGTGGCAGTTGCGCTGCAGCAGGTTTAGATGGGACTTTATCCGGCTGTAGACATCGAAGCTGGACCCTACATAGAACTTGTTTGAGGTACGGTTCTGGATGTAGTACACGCCCATGAAACGATAGTCTGGCAGCTTTGAAAATGACATGGACTCGATCATTGCCCGCCGAGGGGACTGGGGCAGGGTCTCTGTCACGATTGCTGCCCCTCCTTTGCCACGGCCTCCTTCAGTAGGCGGCGCATGAGTTGGGCCAACGTAAGGTCCTGCGCTTCAGCCAGAGCGTGGCCAGCATCGAGCAGTTCAACAGGGATGCGGAAGGTGAAGATTTTCTCGGTTTTCATTCGGGTCTCCAGTAAAGTTGTTATGCTAGCAACACCGCACCGTTCTGTCAACCTTAGCCAACATCAGTCACAACATGGTAAAATGCCGGGAAGGAGATTTCCATGCTGACGACCTATACCACCTACAACGACGTGCGGGCTGCCCTGGGCGTCAGCGAGGAAGACATCCCGGACGTGGTCCTGGACCTGAACCTGTACGCTGACACGCTCACGCAGGAGTTCGAGGAGATTGATCTGACCCTTGAGTCCACCTACACAACGACGAAGGCCCTGCCAGTGAAGACTGCTGCTGAGGCAAGGTTCCTTACAGCCTGCAACCTGTTCGCCACTTACTCGGTGGCCAAGCAGTTGACCGCCACCATGCCGTTGTTCGCCGCCAAGCAGGTGACGGATGGGAAGGCTCAGATAAGCCGCTTCGACAACCCCTACAGGGACGTGATTGCGCAGGTGACAGCGCAGTACGAGAAGGCCCGCACCCGGCTGGTAGCCGCGTTCGGGGCCATTGGCGCGGTCACGACAGCGACCGTGGCCAAGTCGTACTTCGGGATCGTGTCTCCCAGCGTGGACCCGGTGACAGGCGTATAACGATGGACATGATCAGCCTCAGACAGGATTTGATCAGGGATGAGGGCTTAAAGCTGGCTCCCTACCGCTGCACCAAGGGGTTTTTGACAATTGGAGTTGGCAGGAACCTTGACTCATGCCCACTTACTACTGAGGAACTTCGTAAGGTAGGGCACGACGGTAGACGCAAACCTATAACTGCTGCGCAGGCTGAGTTACTCCTTACTAATGATATTACAAGGACGATGGAGTCGCTAGACAGGTGCCTACCTTGGTGGTCTACCCTTGACGACACAAGACGCAGTGTTCTAGTCAATATGGCGTTTAATCTTGGTGTTGAAGGTCTCAAAAGATTTAAGGACACTTTATCAAGTGTGCAGGCAGGAGAATACCAAGAGGCGGCTAAATGTATGTTAGACAGTAAATGGGCATCACAGGTAAAGGGCAGGGCTGTCAGGCTAGCTAACATGATGAGAACGGGGGAGGTATGAGACTCCTGGACGCAGCCAGACGCTTCGACAAAACTACAGCTACTGACGCCTATAGTGCGACTACTTTCAAGTGTCAGTTCGAGGTCCTGGCGTATTCCAAGATCGACGGTGTAGCTGTTAAGAAACGCCAGATAAGTACAGCTTCTAGCGTTACCATCCCGGCGAGACGGGTTGTTACCATTCATGGGCAGACCTATCTCGTCGGGCATGGAGCGCCAGATTTCTGGGATGATGAGACCATCCGGCTCAACTACGTTGTCCAGGGCGCGGACGGCCTTGCCAACCTGACAACGATCGCTGACGAGCTTGCTGGCACTGCACCGGGCACCGCCTACGCTGCGCTGGCCTTCGCCAAGTACCTGCCGGATGCTGAGGACTCCTCGAAGTACCCACCGCAGTACCAGGTCTTTCTGTCGGGCACGGAGTCTGCCCCTGCCGACTCCCTGATCTACCTCAACTCGGTCTGGTACCTGGTCAAGGAGTCCTATGTCTCGACCTCCGGGCTGCGAGTGTCGCTGGCCAATGTGGTCGAGTCCCCGAACTTTGAGATGGCGACGTTCACCTCCCGCGTCTATGCCCCGCTGACGGACACCTACGTGGACACACCCTCAGCTATCAAGGTGTTCCGCATCAAGTGGGCAGAGCACTTCGAGTACCTGAGCAAGGCCACAGAGCAGTACGAGCGCGGGGACCTGACCGTGATGATGCTCAAGGCCGTGACCCCTGATCCACCGGACACCCTGACGCTCTCAGATGGCGTCTGGCGCATCCTCTCCGCACAGGATGAGGGCCTGACCTGGAGCTGCCATGCTCGAAGGGCTTGAGAAATTCGACGCTGATGTAGGGGCGTGGTTCGGGGCGGTGGAGAGGGCCGCGCAGGACGCGGCGGCGGGCCTTGCCGAGATCGCCCTGCAACAAGTCCTAGAGGAGTCTCCGCAGTTCACTGGTGACTTTGTCTCTGGGTGGGAGGTGGGATTCAACAACCCACCCAACATCTGGAGACCTGCAAAACTCCTGACCCACAAGATGATCTCGTCCGGTGTCGTTGACCCATACGAGAAAGGGGATGCTCCGGCCATAGAGCACGCCCTCAATAAGGCTTGGCCACGGCTGTCAGCGGCCAAGGCGCAGCCCCTTGGCACCGACATCTACCTGTCCAACTCAGCAGTGCATGATGAGCCCTACGCTTGGAAGATTGAACGTGGCGAGATCGACTTCCGATCAGTCAACCCAAGTTCATCCCATGTCGTGTCCAGGGCCGTAGATTTCACGAAGCACAGGTTCGCCAGCATCGGCAGATCACAGCTCACCATTCTCAGGAGTCTCGGTGTATGACCACTGAAGTCCAAGTCCGCGATGCCATCGTGGCCTACCTGAACCCTGCGTGGGCTCTGACCTACCCCACCGTCAAGCTGTTCTATGAGAACGCGGTCAAGGTCGATCTCGATGCTGTGGGCAGCAGCTTTCTACGGGTGATGATCGAGTTCACAGACAGCGTCCGCCAGGGCATTGACCTTGCCCCGTACACAGCCAGCTATGGGGAAGTGATCCTGCAGTTGTTCTCTAAGGAGGGCCAGGGTACACGCGACGCCCTAGTCAAGTTGAACTACCTGCGTGAATTACTGAAGTACCAGCGCCTGACTGGCGTGGACCTGGACTGCCCGAGGTTTGGCCGGAAGCAAAGCCGTAACGGCTGGACCAGCCAGGACCTGATCGTGCCTTTCTACTTCTTCCAGTAATTACTGGATGTGCCAGTCATTACCAATAATGGTCAATGATTTTGGTTTCTGAAGTTTCAATAAAAGGCAGTCCCAAGCCATTTGCGACATAACCCTGTCGCCTTTTCGCCAGTGATTAACTGTCCTGGTGGAAACATGCAGCAGACCTGCGGTCTTCTTCACATTCAGATTGTATTCGTCCATGATCAGGGCGAGATTTTCCGGGGTAGGGGCGGGCGTCATGGCATCTCCTTTCCCGGCATTTTAGCATATCGTGGGACCACAGTTCGCATCTGAGGACCATTCAACTCTCGTGCCCAAGCGAGAAAATGCCAGAGCGCTAGAATTCCAGTAGGCCCAAAATCGTTTTCGACTAAGGCCGAAGATTATCTATCATTTGGCTTGAAGCCGAAAGGGCATATTCCATGAGCATCACACTTTCTACCGGAGCCACAGTGGCTGTGGCCAAAACTTACTCCCCCGTCCTCACCCTGGCTGGCACCACGATCACCGCCATCACGAATGCCAACCCGGCAGTCGCCAGTACGGCTACCCCTCCCACCGTTGGTGATTATGTCGTCATCTCGTCTGGCTGGGGCCTGCTTGACCAACGGGTTTGCCGCGTGTCAGCGGTCGCCGCTGGTGTCTCCATGACCCTTGAAGGCGTCGATACCTCTGACACGACCAAGTACGCTGGTGGTGTTTCGGCGGGTGCTGGTACCTTCCGCAAGATCACCGCCTGGTCCGTGCTGTCGCAGGTCAAGGGCGTGAGCGCTTCCGGTGGTGCGCAGCAGTTCGCCGACATTACCTCGATCACGGACACGGTCAAGCGCCAGATTCCGACCATCAAGGACGCGGTCAACATGACCATCGACGTGTTCGATGATCCGACCCTGGCCTGGTACGCTGACGTGAGCGTGGCGGACGAAGCGCGGGCTCCCTACGGACTGCTCATGACCTTCCCAAATGGCTCGAAGCTGGCTGCGAACGCCTACTGGTCGCTGTTGAAGGTGCCGACCATGGCCACGAACGAGGCCCTGATGACGCAGATCAGCCTGTCCTACGCCGCCGAGCCGCTGCGCTACTCGACGTAATCCTGACATAACCGCTAGCTGTAGGCAGTTAGCGGCTCCAGAACCCACTGACCAGCGGAGCGATCCGTGTCCGTACCCGCCTCGCGGACAGGTCAGTGGCACCAACCTAGAGGTGGACCAATCACATGAGGCGATACCATGTTTGTACTGCAACCGAAACCCACCTTCAAGCAACCCGTGGCCATCCCGACCACCGATGGCGATGCGACAGTCACGTTCGTGTTCAAGCACAAGGGGCGCAAGGCCCTCAAGGCTTTCTTCGACAGCCTGGGTGATGGCGAGACCGCCCGCACCGATCTGGACGCGCTCCAGGAGCTGGTCGAGGGCTGGGAAGGCGTCGATGTCCCGTTCGATGCTGCCGCCCTGGACATGCTGCTGGACAACTACCCGTCCGCAGCCCGTGCCATCTTCGAGGGCTACAACAAGGGCCTGTTCGAGGGGCGGCAAAAAAACTCGTAGCCCTGGCTGCCCGGATGTACGACTCCGGGCCGTCAGACGCTGAGCTGAAGGCCATCGGCCTGTTGCGGGAAGACGTGATGGACACCTCGGACTTCGAGGTGTGGCCTGACAACTGGCTGCCTTACGAGATTTTCTGCGAGGTTTCGGACCAGTGGCGAATGGAGCAAGGCGGCCCGGTAGGGTTGGACCTCAACGTGGTCTTCCAGGTCATGGACCTGTTCGAGGTCCAGGGTACGGACGAGAGGCTTGATACGCTACGCGCAATACGAGTGATGTCATCCTCAGCAATAACGCAGATGCACAAATCTTAGGAGTTAGGTCATGAGTGGTACGGACGCAGCAGCAACCCTAACTCTGAGGATTGACACCGGGCAGGCCAAGGCCGATCTCGAACTACTCAAGGAAAAGTACGGCGACCTGCTGGCTGTCATGCGGGCACCCGCGACCGGCAAGGGCGTGGAGGGGATCGGCGCAGATGCTGAGTTCGCCGCCAAAAAGATCGACAGCCTGACGAAGCAGGTAGCTACGCTGCAGGCGAAGACTGCTGTGGCGTCTGACGGCATGGCCAACAACATGAAGATCATGTTGCGAAGCGCCGAGATGACCGGGGCTGCCTCCATTAAAGCTGGCGAAGCCCAGATCAAGAACCTTGACAGACTGAAGGCGGCCCAAGCGGCTGTCTATAGCGAATTGTTGAGGGGTGACGAGCAAAGGGCTAGGGCACAGGCGGGTCTGCGGGAACTTAACGCAGCCGGAACCAATGCCTCTGAAAGAGCCAGGGCACTGGCTGCGGAAAAGCAGATAACTCAAGAAATGGTTGCCCAAGCGGCAGCCAGAGAACTAAACGTAACAGGAGCACGGGCTGCTGAAAGAGCCAGGGCACTGGCTGCGGAAAAGCAGATAACTCAAGAAATGGTTGCCCAAGCGGCAGCCAGAGAACTAAACGTAACAGGAGCACGGGCTGCTGAAAGAGCCAGGGCACTGGCTGCGGAAAAGCAGATAACCAAAGAGCTGGAGGCTCAGGCCAAATGGCTGGCGCTAACTGATAAGCAGCGAGCATCTGCTACTGTTCAGGCCGCGAAGGCTTTCTACGGGGGAGCTAGACAGGAGCAGTTGCCCGGTGTTGCGGGGTCGTCTCAAGCTCTTGCAGCCGCTCAGGCGCGGGGCAGTGTTGTCGCAGCCGAGGCAGCCTACAAGTCGTTGTCCACTGCCACCAAAGAAAGCGCCGCCTCCCAGGTTCACTGGAACAAGGTCGCTAACGAGGGGCATGCGGCGGCGAGGGGTTTGGCCGG